CAAGTATTTCGAGATCGCCTGCCAGCGCATCGAAGCAGCGCAGCGGCAAGCGAGTTTGTTTGAAGCACCACCGGCGCGGGCAGAGCAGCATGGCCTTGCGCTCTAACGTGAAATAGGGAACCCATTTGACGCAATGCTTTCCATCATCAGTCCTAAATCCCCATGATCGAGCAAACCATCATCGCGATCTGCGGCATGGCCAGCATCTGGCTCGCGAACGATCCGCGCGAGTCCTGGCGCCGCTGGGCCTGCATCATCGGCCTGGTCGCGCAACCGTTCTGGATGTATGCCACCTTCAAGGCCGCGCAGTGGGGCATTTTCGCGCTGAGCTTCGTCTACGCCGCCGGCTGGGCGCGCGGCGTGCGGCATCACTGGTTCCGCTGATGCTCCTCGATCCCGCCGACCTCCGCTCGCTCACCGGCTTCGTCCGCCCCAGCAAGCAAATCGAGTGGCTGCAGCGCGAGGGCTTCACCTTCCGCGTCGCCGCCGACGGCCATCCGCGCGTCGATCGCGCGCACTACCTCAAGATGATGGGCGCGGTCGACATCGCCGCCCGGCGCCGCACCGCCCCCGATTTTTCCTCGCTGAGGGCATAATCATGGCCATGGGCCGCACCCGCACCAGCCGCCGCGACCTCCCGCGGCGCATGTACCACTACCACGGCGCGTATTACTTCATCGGCGCCGACGGCCGCCGCACGCACCTCGGGCGCGATCTCGGCGAGGCCATGCGCGCCTATGCCGTGATCTGCCAGCCAGCTACAGGCCGGCAGAACCTCAGCGCCGTGATGGATGCTTACGTGCGCGACAAGCTGCCGGCCAGGAAGCCGCGCACCCAATCCTCGATCAGCCACAGCGCAATCACCAGCAGGATCAGCGGTAGCGCCAGGGTCGCCGTGATCTTGGCCAGCAGCTTCATTTCCCGCAGACCTCGGCAGCGACCTGGTACGCATCGATCAGGGCATTGCTTTGCCTGATGGCTGCGTCGCCGTCGGCGGCGATGGCGACAAGAGCATCAGCAGTCGCTGGGTCAAGATCGGTTCGTGTTTCTCCGCCAGGTCTGCCGGCAGCGGCGGGATCTGCGCACACTGATAGACCGGCAGTGAGGATCGACAACCGACGAGCGCCGCGGCGCACATCAGTACGCAAGAGATCGATTTGAGATTCTGCATCGCTTACCACCTTTCTGTGATCGGTTACCACCTTCGCCATGCGCTCGGATGCCACGCGCTCGGCCGTCCTGGCCCGCTGGTTGGCTTCGGCGGTCGCGGTTGATGTCTCGGCCTCATGCTCGGCATACCCGGCGTTGTAGGCCCGCATTCCGGCCGCCGTGACGGCCGCGACGACCAGCAGGCCGATCACCACCCAGCGGCCGATGGGGCCGCCAAAAAAGCCGAGTAGCCCGGTCATTCGCCCAGCCCCCAGCCCGACAGCAGGCCCACCACTATCAGCAGGACGACCAGCATGGTTTCGGCGCTTGTCATTCGGGGATCACCAGGCAGGCCCGCTCGTAAAAATGCCGCCGATCGGTGTAGCCATTCGCGTCGCCGATCGCCGCCGTCTTGCGCCCCTTGTTGACCATGTCGCACGCGCCGTCGAAATCGTCCGCATCCGCCATCACGTTGAGGCGGTTGCGCCACCAGAACCACCCGGCCGATCGCGCCGCGGCGCCGGGAAGCTCCAGCAGCTCGGGATGGTGCAGCAGATGCGCCGGATCGCCGTAGAGGTCCTGGCTGCATGCGAAATAGTTGTCGTAGCCGGTGATCTGAATCAGCCCGCGCCCGCGCCACATCGGGCCGGGCGTCAAACCATGCTCGGCGGCGATCGCGAAGGCATCGGCGCGGGTGTTGCCGAGGTCCTTGCGGCCGTTGTAAGCCGCGCCGTTCGCCAGCTCCAGCGTGTAGCGCAGGTGCCCGGATTCGTGGCCCACCTGCGCCAGGAACATCCGCGCGCGGGCCGGCGTATCGATGGTGAATTCCTCCATCGCGGCGTTGAGCGGATCGAGGAAGATCGCCGCGCGCTGCATTGCAAACGGCATGATTTGCTTCAGTTGCGTCAGGTTGATCATTTCCATTCTCCGAAACGTTTTTCTGCCCACTTTTCCAACTGGAATATCGCCCGCGCGCCCATGTGGCCGCTGATGCCGACGAATACCGCGGTCAGCAGTGGATTGATCTGCGACCACTCGCATAGCCAGAATGTCAGCATCCCGGCAAAACCGCTCGTCATCAGCTCGCCGATCAGTTCCCTGAATGAAAACGGCGATGCGAGGCCGCGCTGCACCTTGTGATAGAAATTCACGAAGCCGCCGACCACGGACAGCAGGGCCACCCAGAAATACGTGATCAGGGAATAGCTGGTGGGGTCTTTGTCAGGCATGGCGCCGTCCTTAAGTGTCCGCCGTGACGCGCACGACGTTTGTGCCATCAGCATAGACAATCGCCCGCTTGCCGTCGGCGATGGTGATGCCGGTGCCGCTGGCGCCGATGACGCGGATACCGAAGCCGCCGGAGACATTGGCGAAAACCGTCCATTGGCGCGGGTTGAGCGGCACGATCAGGTCGCGCAGCGCCGTCAGGGCGCCGGTGGCCTCCAGGATGTCGCAACGCGCCTCGGAATGGTTGAGTGTCTGGTTGGCGTTCGCCATCGCCTTGACGAGCCGGCCCTGCTGGCGCGGCAGCGCCCCCCAGGTGCGCCAGTCGTCGTAGCTGGTGACGCTGCTGACGCCGGTGACTATGGCGTAGAGCGGCGTAGAGCCGGCCGAAAATCCGGTGGTGTTTTTGCTCACCACGCCGGCGCGGGTGACCTCGACGTAGTTGGTCGTCGAGGCGGACAGCGCCACCGTCCCATTGACAATTTGCGTGACGACACCATCGACCAAAAATGCGCCGCCGTAGTAACCCCAGGTAAGGCCTGAGCTGCTGGCCTGGCGGCGGCCGAACAACATGCTGGGGCTCATCGCGTCCAGCGCGGCGTTGACCGTGACTTCCTTGCTGGCCTGCGACTGCACCAGGGGATCATGATAGATGTATGGGGCAAAGCTGCTGCTCATGGGATTACCTCGTGATGCTGGTGGTGAGCGGATAGCCGCGGCCGACATTGGCCGATAGCTGATAGACCTTGACGTAAAGCGTGGCCTGGTTGCTGCCGAAGTCGGTGACCTGCTGCGCGCTGGTGTAGGTCGCCGCCGGCGTGCTCAGGCCGGAAAGCGTGCGCTTGAGCGTGCTGTAAGTGCCGCTGCTGAAGATGTCGACCTCGTAGGACTGCGAAGCCTCGGACAGCGGCGCATCGATGTAGTCGCGCCACTCGCCGCCGACGCGGGTGCGGCGTATCCAGTCGAGGGACCAGTCATTGGTGCTCGGGTTGCGGTTGCCGTTGAGATACACAGGGCTCAAGCATTCCAGATTGACGCCGGCATAGGTGAATGCCTGGTCGGCCACCTGCGCCAGGGTCTGGCCGAGCGTGACGGCGCGATAGGTCCGCGCGGTGCCGATGGTGTTGATGCTGGTTTGCATGAACTGCAGGACGCTGGAATCGAGCAGCACCAGGCTGTCATATGCGCCGTGCAAGCCACAGGCCCACTCCGTGCCGGCGCGGCCGCGCAGCAGATCCGTCAGGATGTAACTGCCGTCGCCCTGCAGGGCGCAGTTCTGCGCGGCGATGATCTCCCAGCGGCCGTCGGCGCCGTAGGCGAAGTGGTTCGCGCCGTTGAGCATCGCGGCTTCGGTGACGCTGGCGAGCGCGCCGCTGTTGATGGTGCAGGTCAGGATGCTGGTCTTGTCGATCAGGTCGGTGCGCCCGGCGCCGATCGCGGCGGTGGCGACGCCGATCACGGCGCCCGTCCCGGTGAAGCCCTGCACGCTGGTCCAGGTCTGCCCGCCGTCGCTGGTCTGGTACAGCACGCCGCCGGGCCATGCCGAGCTGGTGCCGGCCATCGCCACCGGGAAGCCGGCCTGGTCGGCGGAATCCTGCAACGCCGGAATATCCAGCGGCAGCATGAAGGCTGTGCCGTCCAGCGCGATGATGCCGGAGACCGCGCTGCCGGATTCGCCGATGGCGGTGGCCACGTAGGTAGCCGCCGAGTTGTATTTCGCGGCGCACTCGAGCAAGCCGTCCGCGGTGTACGTGATCTTGGCCAGGCGCAGTTGATAGGTGCCTTCGGTCGCCGCGACGGTGATCACGTCGGCGGGCTCGACCTGGTTGTAGGTCGGCGGCAGCTTCAGGCGCACATCGTAGCGCTCCAGCCAATACAGGTAGAGCAGTCGCTCGACGATCTGCGCGGCCTCGGTGGCCGTCAGCACCACGGGCATATCCAGCGACATGACGTTCACGGCCGTGGTGTTCAGACGCTCGGCATACTGTTCGTTGTCGTTGTATTCGCGGTCGGAGTCGAGGAATTTGAGCTTGACGCGCACCGGCAGGACGCTGTCCATCTCGCGCACCGATGTCACGGCAACGCCGGGCGCCTGGCCGATGGCCCTGGCGTCGAGGTCGGTGGCCGGCACGGTGGCGATGCTGGCGCCGCCGCGCGCCACGCACTTGATCTGGTAGCCGTGCTGGATGACGTCGAAGGGCCAGGCGCCCTGCAAGGGCTCCAGCGCCGAGCGGATCGCGGCGACGCTGCCGATGCGGTAGCCGCGCACCGCTTGCGTGAGCGCGCTGGTGTCGATGTCGCCGCCGGCGAGCAGGCCGGCCTTGAGCATTTCGGCGCCGACGATCGATGCCAGCGTGACGGTCTGGACGGATGGCAGTGGGCTGAAGCCGAAGAATTTGGAGCCGGCCGGGCCGGTACCGGCGACGCCGACGTGGGCCCACACCAGCCGGCCGCCCAGATAACCATGGTACGAGAAGGACCCGCCCGTGCTGACTTGCTTGGAGTTGCCCAGGGTGTAGCTTGTCCCGTCGAATTCCATCTCGACTATCTTGTAGTCGCTGGCATTGCTCGTGTCCTGGAAATAGAAATACGTGCCATCGCGGCCCATGAATTGCAGGCCGCTCGGGTAGGTCCAGGGCCCATCCAGGACATTGAAGCTGCCATCGATCTCATATAGCAGCGTGGTGCCAACACCTGCGTAGACAGCGCCGTCGTAGCTGCCGAATAGTCGCGAGAAGGAGACCGGCATGGAAGAGCGCAGGGTCGCCATGTTCCAGTAGCCCTTGCCGGGTGTCGCCGAGCAGCAATAAATCGTGCTTCCGCTATTCTGGCCCAGCACCAGCAGCGAGTCTGACGCAGCATGATAGGCGATTGGGCCGGCTCCACCGATCCAAGCATAAATCGGCGCATTCGCCATCGATATGCGGCTGCCGTATTCCGCGCCGTTGTTGTTATACCAGGCCAGTTCGCTGCCGACGGAATCCGTCAGCGCCACGACCAGCGAGGTGGAATTCGGCACGGCGTAGGAGGTGAAATTGACGGTGCTGATGCCGAATTTCAGCGACTTGGTAATCGTGACCGCCCCGGATGGTGCGATAGCGGCCTGGTCCATGTAAGAATCGGTGCCGACCTTGCCCGTGCCGATTCCCGCCAATATCCCGTTGGCGTTTTGCGTGACGGTCATGCCGCGCTGGGGATAGGTGCTCCCGGCGCTGAGCAGCCGCGGCGTGGTGGCGATGCTGCTGGCCGAGACCACTTCGACCTTGACCTGCGCGCCGGCCAGGCTGTTGCCGTAGCGCGCCAATGCCAGATCGTTGAAGACGATGTACGCCAGGCCGCGATAGGCCGGCGTGTTGGCGACGCCCAAGGTGGCCTGCATGCGCGCATCGGCGAGTTGCGTGTCGGTGCCCAGGTGGATCGTGAAGCCGGCCGCGGCGGCGTTGCTGGCGGCGAGCGACGAGACATCGTTGGCCGAGGCATCATAGATCAGCGCGCCGCCGATCCAGATCCGCCGCACGCCGGCGATGGGCCCTTCGCACAGGCCGACGGCGAAGGTCGCGTAGTAGCTATAGGTGGTCTGCGTCGAGCTTTTCTTGCCGCCGCCCTTGCCGCCGCTGCGGGTGCTGGTGGTGGTGGCGACCTCTTTGAGCGCGTTGTTTTCGAGCCAGAAGACATTGCCGGCCACGGGATAGGTGCCGTAGCCGCGCGGGATGACGGCGCCATAGGTGCTGGTTTGCACCGACAGATCGGACAGGCGCGGGCCTTCGAGGTGCGGGCCCTTGGGCGGGCTGATGTAGCTGCCGACGGCGCTGCCGATCGAGTAGCCATACATCGCCCCTTGCGGGCCGCCGATGAAGAATCCGGCGACGGCGCCGAGCGCGCCGCCCAGCAGGCTGGCACTCATTCAATGCCCCGGAAGCGATAGATGCGCACGATGCGCGCCGCCCAGACCGACGCCAGGCGATGCTCGCAGACCTCGCCGACGTTGCTGTAGGCGTGGATGATGGTCTCGCCGGTGAATACGGCCAGGTGCTGCGGCTCGGCGTCGAAGCGCATCAGCAGCAGGTCGCCGGCGCTGCGCTGCGCGATCGGCACAGGCTCCAAGCACGGCTGATCGTCCAGCGCTTGCTCGAGCAGGCCGCCGCACGGATGCGGGCCGTAGCCGAGCACATCGTGGTAATCGGCGCCGATGGCCTGCGCGACGGCGATCAGCAGGCCGGCGCAATCGAGCGCGACACCGGGGATGCGGCCCTGGTGCACAAAGGGCGTGCCGAGACAGGCGCGCGCGGCGGCGATGATGCCGGCGGCATGCATCAGTTGCTGCCCCGCGCGGCGTATTGCGAGCTGGTCGGGATGTTGCTGAACCCGCCGAAATTCACCACGTTGTTCCACTTGTCGCGGCAATCGGTCAGGCGCTTGCGGCATCCGGGAATCAGCGTGTAGGTGTCGCCGATGACAGGAAGGTAGTAGAAGGGCTCGAAGACTTCAATCGTGCCGTCGGC